ATATTATGATATATACTGTAGATAACTTCATAGATAAAGATTTATTTAAAATAGCTACAAATTATTTAAATAAAGGAGAATTTATAAAACATACTGTAGGTGAAAAAAACTTTTACGTTCAAGAGTCTCCAGAATCTTTTAATGAATACGTTTTAAAAAAATTAGAAATAATAGAGGGTAGGTCTTTAGAAAATATATTAAGTTTTTTTAGAGTATCTACAGATGAGTTCGATAATACTTGGAGAATACATTCTGATTTAAATATAAAAGGAGAAAAACCTGATAGAGCTGCAGTTATTTATATGTCACCCAGAGAATTAGAGGAGTTAAATGGAACTGCATTTTGGGAGCATGAAATATACGGTAATAGTTTACCTTCTTCTGTAACAAATGAAGAGTATGATAGAACTATAAGAGAAGACTCAGAGAACTTAGATATGTGGAGATTAATTTCTGTTTCTGGATATGAGCAGAATAGAATCATATCTTATCCATCTAATTACTTTCACAGTAAGTATCCTAACAAGTCTTGGAAAGAAGGAAGACAAGTATACGTAATGTTTTATAAATACAAATAATGGACATAAGAGAAATTAAATTAAGCATAATAGAGGCTGGAGAAAAAGCTGTTAAACAATTAGTTAAAGTAGCTAAAGAAGATATTATTAAGTATGAAGCTGAAGATCCATTGGCGGCCGATAGATTAAAAAATGCAGCAGCAACTAAAAAGTTAGCTATTTTTGATGCTTTTGAAATATTAAAAAGAATAGAAGAAGAAAGATCACTGTTAGATGGTAATGTTGCCGAAAGAAAAAATAATACACCTAAAGGATTTGCAGAATCAAGATCAAAATAAATTATATAAAGAAGTAACAAAACTTATTCCTAATACTATTATATCTAATAAAAATAGAGGTAGGTCTTGGTTGTATGGGTATAATGAAAAATACGATGTAGTTGTTATATCTAAAAATGGTCAGATAGGTTCTATTATTAATATTAATGGATTACAAATAGCCTTACCAAAACCTCCAAAAGAAATATATAAAAGATCTAAAACTAAAGAAGAACAGTATTGGGAAACAACTCCAATTTCTAAAGAATTAAATAGAGTTAAATCTATATTTCAATGGCATGAAACTCCAGCTAATTTTAAGTCTCAATGGGTAGACTATATAGAAGAAGAATTTAATAGAAGAGAGCAGGGTTATTGGTTTATAAATAATGGGAGCCCTACATATATAACAGGGACTCATTACATGTACTTGCAATGGACAAAAATTGATGTAGGAAACCCTGACTTTAGGGAAGCTAATAGAATTTTTTATTTATTTTGGGAGGCTTGTAAAGCTGATAAACGAAGTTTCGGTATGTGTTATTTAAAAATAAGACGTTCAGGATTTTCTTTTATGAGTTCATGTGAGGGAGTTAATCAAGCTACTATTACTAAAGATTCAAGAATAGGAATACTTTCCAAAAGTGGGGCGGATGCTAAAAAAATGTTTACCGATAAAGTTGTCCCTATATCAAAGAATTATCCATTCTTTTTTAAACCCATACAAGATGGTATGGATAAACCTAAAACTGAATTAGCATATAGAGTTCCTGCATCTAAAATTACAAAAAAGAATATGTTTAATCTCGCTGATGATGAACTGGAGGGATTAGATACAACTATTGACTGGAAAAACACTGGTGATAATAGTTATGATGGTGAAAAATTACAGTTACTATTACATGATGAAAGTGGTAAATGGGAAAGACCAGATAACATATTGAATAACTGGCGTGTAACTAAAACATGCTTACGATTAGGTAGTAAGGTTATTGGTAAATGTATGATGGGATCAACATCAAATGCTTTAGATAAAGGAGGTAGAAATTTTAAATCTCTTTTTGACGATTCACTTCCTTCTAAAAGAAATGCTAACGGACAAACAAAAAGTGGATTGTATTGTTTATTTGTTCCTATGGAATGGAATTTTGAAGGATATATTGACAGATATGGAATGCCTATATTTAAAACTCCAAAAGCTCCTGTCATGGGAATAGATGGAGAATTAATTAGTATAGGGGCTATAGATTATTGGGAAAATGAAGTAGCTTCTTTATCTCAAGATCCTGATGCGTTAAATGAATTTTACAGGCAATTTCCTCGTACTGAGTCTCATGCGTTTAGAGATGAAAGTAAACAGTCTATATTTAATTTAACAAAAATATATCAACAAGTAGATTATAATGATTCTTTAATAATAGATCATCATATTACAAGAGGATCTTTTTCTTGGGAAAACGGAATAAAAGATAGCAAAGTAATATGGTCGCCAAACAAACATGGAAGATTTTTAGTAAGTTGGACTCCTCCTCCTGGAATGGATAATAAGGTAATAATGGAAAGAGGAAAAAAGAAGCCAGGTAATGAGCATATCGGTTCATTCGGTTGTGACTCTTATGATATATCTGGAGTTGTTGTTGGTAAAGGATCTAATGGATCATTACATGGTCTTACTAAATTTAGTATGGATCAAGCTCCAGTTAATCATTTTTTTTTAGAGTATATAGCTCGACCTCAGACTGCTGAAATATTTTTTGAAGAAGTATTAATGGCGTGTATATTTTATGGAATGCCAATACTTTGTGAAAATAATAAACCTCGATTACTTTATCATTTTAAAAATAGAGGATACAGAGGTTATTCATTAAATCGACCAGATAAAGTATACACTAAATTATCTAAAACAGAAAAGGAATTAGGAGGTATTCCTAACACTTCTGAAGATGTTAAACAATCACACGCATCAGCTATTGAATCGTATATAGAAAAATATATAGGTATAGATTTTAATGGAGATAATCGTGAGCCAGGAGACATGGGAGTGATGTATTTTGGAAAGACTTTAGAAGATTGGGCTAAGTTTGATATAAGCAATAGAACTAAGTTTGATGCTGCTATTAGTTCGGGGTTAGCTATTATGGCTAATCAGAAGCACTTATATACACCCTCTAAAGAAAAATCAAAAATAAGTATTAACTTTGCGAGATATAATAATTCAAGCAATACAAGTCAAATAATTACATGAAAGACGTTACAATAAATATAAGGTCAACTGCTTTCCCTGATCAATTTGCTCCTGACAAAGAAAAAGCTAAAGTTGAATTCGGATTAATAGTAGGTCAAGCCATACAATATGAGTGGTTTAGAAAGGAAGGAAGTGGTTGTAGGTTTTATGATCAGTGGGGAGAATTTCATAGATTAAGGCTGTATGCACGTGGAGAACAGTCTGTATCTAAATACAAAAATGAATTAGCAGTAGATGGTGATTTGTCTTATTTAAATTTAGATTGGACACCAGTTCCAATTATTCCTAAGTTTGTAGATATAGTAGTTAACGGGATGTCAGATAGATTATTTAAAGTTAATTGCACTGCTATGGATGCAATGTCAGCTGAAAAAAGAAATGAATTTCAGAAAATGGTTCAGACTAATGTTGTAGCTCAAGACTTATTTAAACAAATAGAAAAAGACTTTCAGATGGAAGTGTTTCAAGTAGATCCTAAAACACTACCAACAAGTGATGCTGAAATGGAATTATATATGCAGCTTAATTATAAACCAGGGATTGAGATAGCAAATGAAATAGCTATTAATACCATGTTTAATGAAAATCATTATGCTGATACAAGAAAAAGAATTGATCTTGATATTACTACTTTAGGTGTAGGTATAGCTAAACATACTTTTCAAAAAGGAGATGGTATAAAGGTTGAGTATGTAGATCCCGCTAATGTTGTTTATAGCTACACAGAAGATCCGTATTTTAAAGATACTTTTTACTGGGGAGAAATAAAAACAGTTCCGATTGGTGAAGTTGTTAAAATTGATCCAACTATTACTCTTGAACAAATGGAAGAAATATCCAAGTATAGTCAGTCTTGGTATGATTACTATAACAGTCAAGCAATGTATAACAACAGTATGTTCTCAAGAGATACTTGTACTTTATTATATTTTAATTACAAAAGTACTAACAGTTTTGTGTACAAGAAAAAGAAAATGGCTGAAGGCAACTTTAAGACTGTAGAGAAAGATGATGAATTTAATCCTCCACAAGAAATGATGGATGAGGGTAATTTTGAAAGAGTAGAAAAAAGAATTGATGTTTGGTATGAGGGTGTTATGGTTATGGGAACAAACATTATGCTGGAATGGAAAATGATGGAGAATATGGTTAGACCTAATTCTGCTAACCAATATGCTATGCCTAATTATGTGGCATGTGCTCCAAGAATGTATAAGGGAAATTTAGAATCTTTAGTTAGAAGAATGATTCCTTTTGCTGATTTAATACAAATAAGCCATTTAAAAATACAACAAGTTGTAGCTAAAGTAGTTCCAGATGGTGTGTTTATAGATGCAGATGGATTAAGTGAAATAGACTTAGGTACTGGCCAGGCTTATAATCCTGAAGATGCATTACGATTATATTTCCAAACAGGTTCCGTTATTGGTAGAAGTTATACTCAAGATGGAGAATTTAATAATGCTAAAGTTCCAATTACTCAACTTACTTCAAACAGTGGACAAAGTAAAATGCAAATGCTTATTGGGAACTATAATCATTATTTAGGAATGTTAAGACAAGTTACTGGACTTAATGAAGCAAGAGATGCAAGTATGCCAGATCCTAATTCTTTAGTTGGGGTTCAGAAATTGGCAGCTTTAAATTCTAATGTAGCTACACGACATATTTTACAATCAAGTCTTTACATAACTAAAACTTTAGCAGAATGTTTATCTATAAGAACTGCTGATGTATTAGAGTATGCTGAAAATAGAGATGAATTTGCTATGCAAATTGGTAAATATAATTTATCAATATTAGAAGAGATAAAAAATCTTTATCTTCATGACTTTGGTATATTTATTGAAATGAGTCCAGATGAAGAAGAAAAGTCTCAGTTAGAAGCTAATATACAAATGTCTTTACAACAAGGTGGAATTGATTTAGAAGATGCTATTGATATTAGAACTATTAATAATTTAAAAATGGCTAATCAACTTTTAAAAGTAAAAAGAAAACAAAGAGCAGCAGAAGTTCAACAGCAAGAACAACAGAAACAAGCTATGCAAGGACAGCAACAACAACAACTTCAACAACAAGCTGCTCAAGCTAAAATGCAACAAACTCAAGCTGAACTACAAGCTAAAATACAAATTAAGCAGGCAGAGATAGCATTTGAAATTGAGAAACAAAAAAATGAAGCAGATCTTAAGCGCCAATTAATGCAAGTTGAGTTTAACATGAATATGCAGTTAAGAGGAATGGAAGAACAACAAGTTGATGTAAGAGAAAATAAAAGAGAAGATGCAAAAGCTGAACGTATAAGTCAAGCTGGAACTCAACAATCTAAAATGATTCAACAAAGAAAAACAGGAGGAACGCCTATAAATTTTGAGTCTAATGAAGATAGCTTAGATGGTTTTGATTTATCTGAATTTGATCCAAGATAGCTTAAAAAAAGAATTAAATTAGTATTAACTTTGCACAAATTAAATTAAATAAAATGGAAAACCAAGAAAAATTTATCGTCAAGGACGTTAGTGGGATTGAAAAATCCAAAGTAGAAGTAGAAGAGCAATTACTTAAGGAGCATGAAGAGAAGTTTGATCCAGTAAGTGAAGAAGAAAAAATAGATAAGGTAGAAATACCTACAGAAAAAACTTCAGCGCCAGAGTTAAATGACGCAGACGTTCTTTCATATATTAAAAATAGATACGATAAAGATATCGAATCGGTAGATCAATTGTTTGAAACGAAAGAATCAAATGAAGAATTACCTGAAGATGTATCAGCGTATTTTAAGTACAAAAAAGAAACTGGTCGTAGTATTCAAGACTTTGTAAGATTACAAAAAGATTACACTGATATGGATGGCGATCAAATACTAACTGAGTATTATTCATCTACAGAAGAAGGATTAGATGCAATAGATATTCAAGATATTATTGAGGATAAGTTTTCGTATGATGAAGACTTAGATGATCCTAAAGATATTAAGAAAAGTCAGTTAGCTAAAAAAAGAGAACTTGTAAAGGCTAAAAAGTTTTTAAATGAACAGAAAGATAAATATAACATTCCTCTTGAGTCAAGTGGGGATGGATTATCTGCAGATCAACTTGAGAATTTTAATAGCTATAAAAGTTATGTAGAGGAATCTACTACTGCAAAAGAAGCACAGAAGAAAAGGTATGATTACTTTTTAGATAAGACTGATGAGGTCTTTAACGATGAGTTCAAAGGTTTTGAGTTCAATATCGGAGATAAAAGTATGGTCTTTAAACCTGGTGATAACGAGGAGCTGAAAAGTAAACAGTCTAACGTAAACAATTTCGTGGATAAATTCATGGATAAGGAATCGGGACTGATGAATGACGCTAAAGGTTATCATAGAGCAATGTCAGTAGCTATGAATCTTGACAAATTTGCTGAATTCTTTTATAATCAGGGTATGACACAAACTGTAGAAAATGTTTCTAAAAAATCAAAAAACATTAATATGGATATGCGTCCAACCCCACAGAATTTTAGTAAAGATGGATTGAAGATTAGAGCTGTAAGCGATACAGGCAGTGGAAGTGGACTCAAAATTAGAAGTGCAAAAAAATTATAAATTAATAAAAAAGAAACAAAATGCCAGTAATTACACCCCCAGGCTTTGACTTGCAGCCAAGTGGCCAGCAAGTAGCCTTAGCAACAAACTACATCACTAACTTTGATTTTCTTAATCAGTATCTTCCAGATACATACGAGAAAGAATTTGAGCGTTATGGTAATAGAACAGTAGCATCATTCTTAAGAATGGTAGGCGCTGAAATGCCTTCAAACTCAGACCTTATTAAATGGGCTGAACAAGGAAGGTTACATACTAAATACACAGGAGCAACATCTGCAGCAGCACCTGGAGTTGCTGTTGACACATGGACTATCCCAGTAGCACAACAAAACCCACCTGCTCCAGCATCAAGTGCTCCAGCAAATGGATTTTCAGCTATTAGAGTTGGACAGACTCTTATGATCTCTGATGAGACTGCAGGATCTGTATTAAGTAACAAAGCAATTGTAACTGCAGTAAATGCAGCAAATGGAGCAGTAACAGTAGCTTACTATGAGGCAGGAGGAAAAACTATGTTAGCAGCAGCTAATTGTACTATCTTTATTTACGGTTCTGAATTTCAAAAAGGAACTTTAGGTATGGCTGGATCAATAGAAGCTCAAGACCTTATTTTCCAAAATTCTCCAATCATCATCAAAGACACTTACGAAGTAAGCGGTTCTGACATGGCACAAATTGGATGGGTTGAGATTCAAACAGAAAACGGAGGTACAGGATACCTATGGTACTTAAAATCTGAGCACGAAACAAGACTTCGTTTTGAAGACTATCTTGAGACTGCAATGGTTGAAGCGGTTCCAGCAGCAGCAGGTTCTGGTGCAGCAGCAATTGCTTTAGGTGCAGCAGGAGGTATGGGTAACAAAGGTTCTGAAGGAATTTTCTTTGTAGTTAATAACAGAGGAAATGTTTGGAATGGAGGTAACCCAGTTGCTCTTGCAGGATTTGACAGTGTTATCCAGAGATTAGATAAGCAAGGTGCTATTGAAGAAAATGTTATTTTCTGTAACAGACAATTCTCATTTGATATTGACGATATGTTAGCTGCTCAAAACTCTTACGGAGCTGGAGGAACTTCATACGGTTTATTTGATAATGACGAAGAAATGGCTTTAAACTTAGGTTTCACAGGATTCCGTAGAGGTTATGACTTCTACAAGTCTGACTGGAAATACTTAAACGATCCTACAATGAGAGGTGGTTTAACAGGAGGAGCAATCAATGGACTTATGGTTCCAGCTGGTTCAACTACTGTATATGACCAAATCTTAGGTAAGAACGCTAAGAGACCATTCTTACATGTAAGATACAGAGCTTCTGAAACTGAAGATAGACGTTACAAA